TGGTGCAAAACAAAGTTACAGAGGGTGGTAGAAATAATGCGTTGTTTCATTATGGTGTGTATGCAAAATCTAAATGGCCAGAAAATTGGAAAACAAAATTAATCTTATTTAATGAATCTGCAATGGCCCAACCATTGTCAGATATAGAAGTAAACATTATAACAAAACAACACGAAAAAAAAGATTGGGGATACAAATGTAATGATCAACCAATGTGTAGTTTATGTGATAAAAAATTATGTAAAACTAGGAAGTTTGGTATAGGTCAAGAGATAACATTTCCTAATCTTACAGACTTACAGGTTGTTGCATTAGAAGAACCATACTATTACATGAATGTAGATGGTGATAGATTATATTTAGACTCTGCAAAACATTTAACAAACCAAAGTTTATTTCAAGAGGAGTGTGTAAAACAATTAAGATTTAATCCACCAACATTAAAAACAAATGATTGGAAGAAACTTACAAATATATTATTAGAAAATGCAGAAGTAACAGAGCCTGCAGAAGGCACAGGCACAAAAGATATATTACGAAATTATCTTGAAGACTATTGCGTAAATAGAATTCAAAAAGATGATTACGAAGATTTAAAAAATGGTGGCACATACACTAAAGAGGGCTATCATCATTTTGTATTTGACAACTTCTTTCATAACTATCTTTCAAGAAAACATTGGAAGGTGCCATATCAAAGAACATCACAAATGTTAAAAGATAATTTAAATTGTACAACAAAGCGTGTAGGTAAACACAAATTGTCTGTATTTGTTGTAACTAGATTTGATAAAAAAGAAGAAACATATAAACCAAAACAATTTAAGAAAGATAATTATTAATGAGAACAATAATATACGGACCACCAGGCACAGGTAAAACACATACTCTATTGCAACACATAGAAAAATTTCTTGAGACAACTGAGCCTGATAAGATTGGATATTTTACATTTAGTAAAAACGCTGCCATCGAAGGTAAAGAAAGAGCTGCAATTAAATTTAGACTATCTCTGTTGGATGACCTACCATACTTTCAAACACTACACTCTTTTTGTTTTAATCAACTTGGTTTAAGTAAAGATCAGGTTATGAAAGAAAAACATTATAAAGAATTAGGAGAGAAGATGGGATTAGAAATAGAGGGAACACAACAAGATGAGGATCATGACAGTGTATTCTACTCTAAGAATCCGTACATACAGTTGATAAACATAGCACGATCAAAAGAAATAGATCCTGTAAAATACTATCATCTTACAGATAATCAACAGGTGTCATTAAATAAATTAAAAATCATATCAGAAGAATTACAAAATTATAAAAAAGAAAATGGTTTGGTAGACTTCCCAGACATGATAGAAAAATTTTTACAAGGTGGTGATACACCAAAACTAAGAGTTATGTTTGTAGATGAAGCACAAGATTTAAGTTTAATACAATGGAAATTAGTAAGAAGAATAGAAGAGTCATCAACGGATTCTTTCATTGCAGGAGATGATGACCAGGGTATTTACAAATGGAACGGGGCACACGTAAATACTTTTATAAATTTAGAAGGGACAAGAGAGATATTAGAACAATCACATAGGGTGCCACAAAAACCTTTTGAAATTGCAAACAAGATTATTAACAAAGTTAAGAATAGGGTAGATAAAAAATATTACCCAAAAGAAAAAGAAGGATCTGTAAAACGTTGTCAAAGTTTACATGAAATAGATTTTACAGAGGGTAAGTGGCTAGTGTTAGCTACAGCAAACTATATGTTAAGTGACATAGGTGATGTGCTAGATGAAAAAGGATTGTATTGGCAAAGAAGAAAAGCAACACCAAGAGTTAAAAACATATACGAAATCATACAAAAATGGAATGAATTAAAGACTGGCATACCAATGCATTTTAACGATTGTAAAAAAATATTTAACAAAATGAATAAAAATTGGGACAAAAAATTATTTAAGGCTATGGTTAAAGATCAATTCTATAGCATTGATGATTTAAAAGAAAAATATGGTTTACAGACAGAGGCAGATTGGAAAGAAGCATTAGATGAATTGGGTGATGAAGATATAAAAAAAATAACAAAACTAATGAAGACAGGAGAAGACTTAACTAGAGACCCAAGAATAAGTGTTTCTACAATACATGGAGTAAAAGGTAATGAAAGAGAGAATGTAGTTGTAACAACAGACTTGTCGAATGCAGCGTTTATTGATTATGAAAAAAATCCAGACGATACACATAGATTATTTTATGTTGCATGCACAAGAACAGAAAACAATTTATTTATAATCGAACCACAAAGGAAAAAAGCATATGACATCTAAAGTATGGGACAAACAACACGGAGGATCACACTATCAAAAATATAAAATTCAACCCAGCAAGTTTGTTGTTGAGAATGAGTTGTTATATCCGGAAGGGTGTGCTATAAAATATATAATAAGACACCGTGATAAGGGGAAGAAACAGGACTTATTGAAAGCGATACATTTTATAGAGATGATAATAGAGAGGGATTATGAAACAGATATTTAAACCACAGACTGAGTGGCTACCTCCTCAAGATTTTCCTAATCTTTTAAAATACGATGAGATTGCAATTGACTTGGAAACTAAAGATCCAGATCTTAAAACTATGGGTTCAGGCTCCATCACAGGCAGAAGTAAAATAGTTGGAATAGCTGTAGCTGTTGAAGGTTGGTCTGGATATTATCCCATTGCACACGAAGGTGGTGGTAATATGGATGTTAGAATGGTTCTAAAGTGGTTTCAAGATGTATTAAACACACCAGCAACAAAGATATTTCACAACGCCATGTATGACGTATGCTTTATTAAAGCTGCAGGACTTAAAATTAATGGGCCTATCGTAGATACCATGATTGCTGGCTCTCTCGTGGACGAGAATCGCTTTCGATACGATTTAGGCTCTATGGGTCGGGATTATCTTGGAGTAGGCAAAAATGAGGCTGTATTAAAAGAAACAGCAGAGCTTTGGGGTGTAGATGCTAAATCAGAAATGTACAAATTACCTGCAATGTATGTGGGTGAGTATGCCGAACAAGATGCAAACCTAACTTTAAAACTCTGGCAAGAGATGAAAAAACAAATGTATCATGAGGATGTTGAAGATATATTTAAATTAGAGACTGAACTTTTCCCTTGCCTCGTCGATATGCGTTTTTTAGGAGTGCGAGTAGATGTAGAAGCTGCTCACAACTTAAAACAACAATTAATTGAAGAAGAAAAAGAATGCTTACAAGAAGTAAAAAAAGCCACACAAGTAGATGTTCAAATATGGGCTGCACGTTCAATTGAGAAAGTCTTTCAAAAATTGAACCTACCATATGACTTAACCGCAAAAACACATTCTCCATCATTTACTAAAAACTTCCTGCAGAACCATCCACATCCTTTGGTAAAACAGATAGCTCGTGCTAGAGAGATAAATAAATCTCATACTACATTCATTGATACCATACTAAAGCATCAACATAAAGGTAGAATACATGCAGAGATAAATCAAATTAGATCTGATACTGGTGGTACAGTAACCGGTAGATTTAGTTATAACAATCCAAATTTACAGCAGATACCAGCACGGAACAAGGAACTTGGACCACGGATCAGGTCTTTGTTTATACCAGAAGAGGGTTGTAAGTGGGGCTGCTTTGATTACTCACAACAAGAACCACGTCTTGTTACACACTACGCTAGTCTTGATGGACTCTATGGTGTAGACGAGGTATTAAATTCATACAACGAAGGTGAGGCGGACTTTCACCAGATTGTATCGGATATGGCTAGTATACCAAGATCACAAGCTAAAACAATTAATCTTGGATTGTTTTATGGTATGGGTAAAAATAAACTACAAGCAGAACTAGGTGTATCAAAAGAAGATGCTGAAGCTTTATTTAGAACGTATCATGACAAGGTGCCATTTGTAAAAATGTTGATGGAGAGTGTTATGCGTAGAGCACAAGACAAAGGTCGTGTTAGAACTTTACTAGGCCGTAGATGTAGATTTAATTTATGGGAGCCAAATCAATTTGGTATACACAAAGCATTGCCCCATGAAGAAGCGCTCGCGGAACATGGACCAGGGATCAAAAGAGCCTTTACATACAAAGCATTAAACAAATTAATACAAGGATCAGCTGCTGACATGACAAAGAAAGCTATGGTTGATTTGTACAAAGAGGGTATCATACCGCATATACAGGTACATGATGAACTTGATATATCTGTTGATAACAACGAAGATAAGATAAAACAAATTATGGAATCTGCTGTTGACTTGGAAGTACCAAACAAAGTAGACTAT